GGGGTCAGCAATGGCCCCCTTTCCTTTCTCCTCCTTCTTCTCTGCAATAGGACTTTCCGATGTCTAACTACTCTAAGACCACAGACTTTGAAGCTAAGGACTCGTTACCTACGGGCGACTCAGGAAAGATTATCCGTGGCGCTGAATTTGAAACTGAGTTCGATGCAATCTCCACAGCTATTGCAACTAAAGCTGACACAGCAGGGCCTACGTTTACCGGAACCCTGACCTTTGAAACTATTTCTGACGGAACCATTGGTGTTACTGCCTTTGTCGATGAAGACAACATGGCATCTAACAGTGCAACTCTGGTTCCTACACAGCAGTCCGTAAAAGCGTACGTTGACTCACAAGTCACTGCACAAGACCTAGACTTCCAAGCTGACACTGGTGGTGCGTTAAGCATTGATCTAGACAGTGAGACTATGACGTTTACTGGCGGCACTGGTATTGATACGTCTGGCTTAGGTAATGCTGTTACCTTTGCTATTGACTCTACCGTTGCCACACTGACTGGCTCACAAACACTAACTAACAAAACGCTTACGTCTCCTGTTCTAAACACAGGTGTATCAGGTACGGCTGTGCTTGACGAAGACAACATGGCGTCTAACTCAGCCACACAGCTTGCTACCCAGCAATCTATTAAGGCGTATGTTGATAGCCAAGTTGGAGCTAACAACGAACTATCTGAGATCCTAGCCAACGGTAATACAACAGGCGGTACAAACATTGTCTTTGGTGATAGTGCAAGCGTATCTGATGATCGTCTAGTGTTTGGCGCAGGCAGTGACCTACAGATCTATCACTCAGGCGTACACAGCTACATTGATGATGCTGGTACTGGAAACCTTACGCTTCGTGGTAATGCGTCGGTTAGAGTTGAGAAGTACGAAGGCGAGATACTAGCTGACTTTGCGGCAGATGGTGCTGTCTCTTTGTACCATGACAACTCAGTCAAGATTGCAACAACTTCTACTGGTGTTAACGTAACAGGCAATGTTGCCGTAAGCGGTACTGTAGACGGACGTGACGTAGCTACTGACGGTACTAAGCTAGACGGTATTGAAGCTGGCGCTACTGCTGACCAAACAGCTGCAGAGATTCGTACACTGGTTGAAGCTGCTACAGACTCTAACGTCTTTACTGACGCAGATCATACGAAGCTTGACGGCATAGAAGCAGGCGCTACAGGCGACCAAACCAACGCTGAGATCAGAGCCGCAGTAGAAGCCGCTACAGACTCCAATGTATTTACCGATGCTGACCACAGCAAACTTGACGGTATCGAAGCTTTAGCAGACGTAACGGACACGACCAATGTTACTGCCGCTGGCGCTCTAATGGACAGTGAGTTGACTAACATTACTGCTGTCAAGGCTCTGAACCAAGGTGTTGCTACTACTGACACTCCAACCTTTGCAGGTCTTGCGACTTCTGCCAATGTGACCTTTGGCGACAACGATAAGGCTATCTTTGGTGCTGGTTCAGACCTACAGATTTACCACTCAGGTACTACTAGTTTCATCACTGAAAATGGCATAGGCGATTTACGTATTGGCGGCAATAATCTTTTGTTACGCTCAGACGATATTTTTGTGCAGTCAGAAGACGGGACAGCCAATGCCGCACGTTTTAACTCTACCACTGGCGTCACACTGTACAGAGCAGGAGCCGCCAAACTAGCTACAACCTCATCAGGCATCGACGTAACTGGTACAGTGACTGCTGATGGTTTGACTGTTGATGGTGATGCGGCTGTAGCAGGAACTACTGGCGTTACTGCTGACAATGGAACAATAACTACAGGCAAAGATTCTGCTAGCAGTAGAACGCACTGGAGCATGAACAACCCTAATGGAGAAGTTGCTAAGTGGGACAGTAACGGCACTGATTTACTTCATTACATTACGGATGAATACAAGGTATATACGGCTGGAAACAAAGCATTTGAAATCGATGGCAACGGCGACATCAGCTTCTACGAAGACACGGGTACGACTGCGAAGTTGTTCTGGGATGCTTCTGCGGAGTCGTTGGGTATTGGTACTAGTAGCCCGCAAGCGTATTTGCACGTTTATGGCAACAGTGCAGAAACACTGCGCTTACAGGGTAATGATGAATTTACCTACCTTAGTTTTAGAGGCACAGTTGGGACTGAACAGACACTTGGTTACGTTGGTTTTGCCAATGATACAGGGACTGCGGCGGACTTAAATCTCAGCAATTCTCAGTCTGGTGCAATTTCGTTTTCTGCAAATGGCGCAGAACGCATGCGTATCGATGCTAGCGGCAACTTGCTGGTTGGTCAAAGTACCTCTACAGCGCCTGCATCAGACGATACTGTTGGTGTGGCTATTTCTCCACTTGGGTATATCTCAACGCATAGAACAGGCGTTTCGGCAGAATTCGGACGTAATAATTCTGATGGTGACATTGCAGTCTTCCGCAGAGACGGCGCCTCAGTCGGTAGTATTGGTGTAGACAGTGGCGACAATTTATACATTGGCGGGTCTGCCGCTAGCCATGGTGGTTTATATTTTGGCACGAATACTGCGGCACCGCTAAGTGCAGGAACCCTAACTGATGATGTTATGGATCTTGGAACTGCAACCTATCGTTTTGATGATGTTTACGCTACTAACGGCACAATCAACACTTCTGACCGCAATGAAAAGCAAGACATTGAAGCACTGTCAGATGCGGAGCAACGTGTAGCTGTAGCGTGTAAGGGATTGCTACGTAAGTTCCGCTGGAAGTCTGCTGTAGAAGAGAAAGGTGACGAAGCACGTATTCACTTCGGCATCATTGCTCAAGACTTACAAGACGCATTTACTGCTGAAGGCTTAGATGCTGGACGCTACGCAATGTTTATTAACTCAACATGGACTGATGAAGAAACTGGTGAAGAACGTTCACGAATGGGTGTGCGTTACTCTGAGCTACTTGCCTTTATCATCGCCGCTATTTAACTAGGAGAAAACTAATGGCTACATGGACTATAGCTAACCTTGAGCGTAACGTGGCAGACGGCGGTGTAACCGTTGCACACTGGCGTGTTACTGAATCTGAAACTGTTGGTGAAGACACATTCACTGCTTCTGCATACGGCACGTGTGGTTTCACACCTGATGCCTCTGCTGATGACTTTGTTGCTTACGACAGCTTAACAGAAGCTACTGTATTGGGCTGGGTACACGCAGAGGTAGACAAGGACGCTACTGAAGCGGCGCTAACAGCAAACATTGCAGGACAAAAGAACCCTGTGTCTGCTGATGGTATGCCTTGGTAATCGCTATGTGGACTTATAGCTGCAAAGCAGGGGCATATACAGAAAGCACTTTAGTTAGACTAGTGTGGCTTATTTTTACACATAGGCTTCATCACTTGTTTGCTGAAGGACGTTTTGTAGATTAATGTTGACAAAGCGAAGCAGTAATGCCTGAGATTGATGACGACACCAAGGTAGCTATACCACTAAGGAACTTAGTTGCTCTTGGTGCTGGCATCGTTATGGCTACTACTGCTTACGTAACTCTTGACACTCGTATTACTACGGTTGAACACAGCCAAGAAATACAGAACATGAACATACTGGAAAACTCTGCGTTTGTTCGTGAATGGCCTTTAGGCTTACGTGGTGCGTTACCAGACGACCTAATACAGAACGCTAAGATCATGGCTTTGGAAGAACGCAACGTAGAGATACACGAGTTACGCAGGCAGCTTAACAAAATAGAAGTAGAAATTGGTAAATTAGAAGCTCAGGTAACTGTTGAGCAGAATAATAAGGAATAGTCATGTCAGACCTAGAGCAAGCGATATCGCGTTTAGAGTCACACGAGCGTGAGTGTAGCATTCGTTATCAAATGATCCAGATGCAACTGGACGCACATAACCAGCGCTTTGACAAACTAGAGAAGATGATGACAGGTGGCTTTGCGTCTATTGCTGTCATCGTTACTATGGCTATTGCTATCTTGGAGTTTGCTAGATGATTGAGTCGCTCATAGGGCCTGTCACAGGGCTTCTAGACAAGTTTGTGCAAGACAAGGACCAGAAGGCTAGGCTGGCCCATGAAGTTGCTACAATGGCTCAGAGACACGCTCAGGAGCTTGCTAAGGCACAGCTAGAGGTTAACAAAGTAGAAGCAGCACACAAGTCCTTGTTTGTCTCTGGTTGGAGACCTGCTGTTGGTTGGTGTTGTGTACTGGGTATGATGGGTAATTTTATGGTTATACCCTTTACCAACTTTGTACTAGCTCTGTTGGCTATTGAAGTCACTATACCACTCATTGACCTAGAGACTATGATGCCTGTACTAATGGGTATGCTTGGTCTTGGTGCTATGCGTTCTTATGAAAAAACCAAGGGCGTATCGAGGGAAAAGTAAATGGCGTATTATGTAGGTACACAACAGTTTCCTAGTATCTATGAAGCTTCTAGGTTTTTAGCACAGAATCCTCAACCGGGAGCTACTATTACGTCTGCTCCTGTTACGCCTGCGGGTATGCTTACTAAGCCTGCTCCTACTAAACAACCAGCGCCTACTCAGACTGGTCCTATTGGTACGCCTAGCAGTGACCCTACAAAGAGACAGCCCGGTGAATCAGGACCGTTTGACCCTAATGCTGAACCACCAGCACCTGCGCCAAGTCCAGAAGGTTATTCAGAGGTAGATTTTCCACCACCGCCATCTTTGCCAGAGGCTGAGGTTGAGCCACCTTTACCACCGCCTCCACCACCGCCATCTCCAGAACCTGAAGGTGTTACCACTTTTACTTTCTTTAAAGGCTCAGAGCTAGGTGATGCAAGCCCTGACTTTTTATACAAAAGAGGTGACGCAACACAAGTAACAAAATCTGAGCTACGTGAGTACTTTAATGCTAAAGGCTCTCAGATGCTCAAACGAGCCTTCGGTGATTTTGATAACTATCTTGCTTACATGACTGAGCGAGAGCAGTTGATTCAATCTGGTGACTACGATGTAGGTAACTGGGACGAATACACCGGGGGATTGACTGAAGATGAGCTAATGATTCTTGAGGGTGAGGATCTTACTCAATACTCCGATAGTGATCAAGATGTTTACACAGAAGCTTATGGTCAGCAAATGCAGGAGCAGTTGTCAGCTTATGAGCGATGGGCTAACTCCGAAGCTAACCAAGCGCTTTTAGCTAAGTACGGTGTTCAATCAGATATTTTTAATAAAGATGGCGATAGATATCGTTGGAACGGATCTGCTTATGTAAAAACATTAAAGGAAGATCAAGCAGGTCTTGTTGAGTATGTAAAGATGGGCATTATTACTGCAATGAGTATTATGACTGGCGGAGCATTAGCTCCAGCACTTTCAGGTGGTGCGGCGGCAGGAACAGCCGCTTCAATAGGCGGTCAGATAGGTGCATCTGTTTTAAGTAATGCCATTACTCAAGCAATTACTACTGGCTCTATAGACCCTGATCAATTGTTGCAGACAGCGGCTACCGCAGGATTTGGTCAAGCGCTCAATCAAGTTATTGGCCCCGCTCTTTCTGAAGCTATGGGCGGTCTTGATCTTTCAGAAATAACAGGCATTGAAGAGCTAGACAATGTTCTTAATGCAATGGGCCAAACAGCTATTCGTCAAGCCGTATTTGATGGTCAGTTAGACATGGATCAGATTGTTTCATCTGGCTTGTTTACTGGAGCTATGGAGCTTGTAGATTTTGTTTTGGAGCCATTTAGGCAAAATGCCTCTCAAGAAACAATTGATGAGCTAAATGAAAAAGCATTAGAACTTGTAAATGCTGTCGGCGAAGATGCAGAAGAAGCAGTGCTTACTCAAATGAGCAATAGTATTAACACTGCTATTGCCGACCAACAAAATGAAGCAATGCGTAATCAGCTTCAAGCTTTGGCAGGAAACTTGCAGTCTATTTATGAAGATGCTTATGACGTATCTCCTCAGCCTAGCGGCCCTTCTTTAGAAGACTTTATGGCTAGTTCGGTTGATGATGCAGACTCAGAGCTTGCAGATACAACAGCCGATATAACTGCCGATACTACTGCCCAACCTGAGCCAATGGAGCAAATAACAAACCCATTTGAAGGCGATGAATTAATTAATGGCGTTTACTATAACGATGCTGGATTCCCAGTAGGAATTAGCCCAGACGCTACTCCTGAGCAAATTCTTGAGCAGTTTGTTAATGACAAGAACGCATGGACTACAGCCACAGGCGTTTCAGCTCATGGCCTTCCAGCAGATGCAGTAGCTGTATTAATGCAAAATAATGATTTGCAGGGCCTTAGTGATTTTCTTGTTGAAAATAATTTAATTTTGGCTCAAGACTCTGGCGGTGGATACATTTTAATTTCTGGCTCTGAATCTACTACAGGCTTCCATACGAGTCTTAATCAAGATGCTTTGTTAGAGCTTGATCCCCCATCAAATGTAGAGTTTTTGCCGCCTCCTACATCTACAGATCCTGCTTTAGATCCTATGGATACAAGCGAGGTTTCTCCAGAGATACGAGATATTTTAGTTGATGTTCAAGAAGCACCAACAGCACCACTTGAAACAGAGGTAGAAGTAGAGCCGTTTGAGTATGAAATTGAGCCAGAAGTTGTTCCTGAGCCTCCACCCGAACCAGAGCAGCCGCCAGTGCCTACTGAGCAACAACCTACTGAGGGACAAGAAGGAGAGACTGGAGTAGTTAGAGAAATATTCCCTGAGTATTTTCCCGAACCTGCTCCAGCACCTGCTCCAGTACCAGCCCCGGCACCAGTACCGGCTCCAGCTCCAGCTCCAGCTCCAGCTCCGGGCCGTGACGGTGTTGATGGTCAAGATGGTAGAGACGGTACTGACGGTAGAGACGGTGTTGATGGTACTGATGGTAGAGATGGTGTTGACGGCAGGGACGGTGTAGACGGACAGCGTGGTGAACAAGGTGAGCAAGGAGAACAGGGAGAGCAAGGCCCAAGAGGTGAACCCGGCAGAGACGCTGATCCAGAAGCTATTCGTGGTGTTGTAGAAAGTGTTTTAGAAAGCGCGCCGTTTGCTACGCCTGAAGAAGTAGCAGAAGCAGTAGCAGCAGCAGGTTACGCCACACCCGCAGATATTGGAACTGCTCTTGCCCAAGCCGGCTTTGCTACCCCTGAAGACATTACTCGCGCAGTAACAAGTGCTGGGTTTACCACACCGGAAGATGTTGCTAATGCCTTGGCAAACGCAGGGTATGTAACCCCTGAGCAACTAGGTAACGCTTTAGCGGCATCAGGCTTTGCTACACCAGAAGACATTGCTACAGCGGTTGCTCAAGCTGGGTATGCAACACCAGAAGACGTCGCCACAGCAGTAGCAGCGGCTGGGTATGCAACACCAACAGACGTTGTTAATGCAATAGCAAGCGCTGGTTTTACTACGCCAGAAGACGTAGGCCGAGCTTTAGCTAATGCAGGATATGTTACTCCAGAACAGCTTGGAAATGCATTATCAAACGCTGGTTTTGCTACACCAAAAGATATAACAGACGCTATTGCGGGAGCCGGTTTTGTAAACCCTGATGACATGGCTACAGCTTTAGCTAATTCAGGTTTTGCTACTCCTGACGACATTAAAAATGCTTTATTAGGGTCAGGTTTTGCTACTCCTGACGACATTGACAGTGCGTTAGCAAGCGCTGGTTTTGCTACAGCAGAAGACGTAGCAGCGGGTCAAGCTCAAGCAGAAAACGAAAGAAGAGCATTACAGCAAGCCATTATTGCAGTAGGTGGTGATGTTAATCGTTTAGATGCACAGACACGTCAGCAGTTTGAAGAGTTTGGCGAAGACGTTAATCAGTTGTTTGCTGGCGTTAACGTAGATATTAAAGGCTTGCAAGAAGGCCAAGTTAGTCAAGCCGAAGCTTTTGCTCAGTATCAAGCAGACGCTTCAGTTAAAGCAGCAGAGGCCGCAGAAGAACGTAGAAATCTACAGCAGTCACTTATTGCAGTACGTGGTGATGTTACTCAGTTAGACGAAAGCACTCGTCAACAGTTTGCAGAGTTTGGCGGTACCGTTAATGATTTGTTTGCCGATGTAAACGTTGATATTAATGCTTTACAAGCGGGGCAGATTAGTCAGGCAGAAGCACAGCAAGCATTTGAGCAAAGCGTGGCTAGTCAGTTTGGCGCTGTATCAGGACAGCTTGGTGGTTTGATGTCTGAAGTAGCAGGTCTTGGAGAACAAATTGGAGGTGTAGGTCAAGGATTAGGACAGCTAGGTGAAGGAGTAGGAATGCTTGGAACAGCTTTAGGTTTAGGTTTAGGTAGTCTTGGACAGCAACAACAACAACTTGCTGCTCAACTTGCTAAACCAGATCCTATACCGTTTGATCCGTTCCTTCAAGGTCTTAGTCCGTTCCAGCCATTAACGCCTATAGCACTTACTCCACAAAAACAAGTAGATGCTGTAGAGGAACTTGATAAATTTTTTGGTAGACAAACAGGAATGCTTGTATGACATACCTTAACCTTATGAACAGTGTACTGCGTCGGTTACGCGAAGAAGAAACCACGTCAGTAACCAGCACTACCTACGTTAAGATGGTAGGTGATTTTATCAATGACGCTAAGACACTGGTTGGTCAGGCTGCTGATTGGTCTGCGTTGCGTGAAACTATAACAATAACCACTACTGCGTCAGATAACACATACTCGCTGACAGGTGGTGGTGACAACATTAAAGTTATGTCAATGCTTAACGATACTGAAAACCTATTTATGGAGTATCAGACTAAGGATTGGTTTAACGAACAGTTGTACATTAGCAGCGCAGCAGAGGGCGCACCACGGTACTTTACCTATAACGGTCTAGACGCCAGTGGTGATACTCAGATCCTTGTAGGCCCAACACCAGACGCTGTGTACAGTATACGTGTAGACACTGTTAAGCGACAAGCAGATCTCAGTGCTAATGCTGATGTGTTGCTTGTTCCTGCACAGCCAGTAATACATCTTGCTGTAGCACTGCTGGCACGTGAACGTGGTGAGACAGGCGGAACATCTACTGCTGAGTACTTCACTATTGCTAACCAGTACTTGTCTGACGCTATTGCTATTGACGCAGCAAAGCATCCTGAAGAGATGGTATTTAGGACTATCTGATATGGCTCAAGAACTTAAGAGTATCAATCTTGTAGCTCCGGCGTTTAAAGGTGTTAACACCGAAGATTCGCCGCTGGCTCAAGATCCGTCTTTTGCTGAGATTGCAGACAATGCTGTGATTGACAAGCGAGGACGTATTGCTGCACGTAAAGGTCACACTGTTGTTACTACAAACAAAACTGTTCTTGGTACTGACTCGTTACGATCTATCAAAGAGTTCAAGGACAACGCTGGTAACACCAAGATCTTTTCTGTAGGTAACAATAAGATCATTAGTGGTACAACTACACTAGTTGATGAGACTCCCGGTGGATACAGCATCACTGCAGACAACTGGAAGCTTGTAGACTTTAACGATAAGATTTACTTTTTTCAACGTGGTTTTCAACCCCTTGTGTATGACAACGCAGGAGGCTCTGTAATCACGCTCAGCAGCGTTTCTGGTGCAGCTGGTGTCACGTCTGCTATGTACGGTAACGAAGTCCTAGCGGCTTATGGAAGGCTCTGGACAGCAGACGTTACTGGAAACAAGTCTACTGTTTACTGGTCTGATTTGTTGATTGGTCATGACTGGTCAGGCGGTACAAGCGGTAGTATTGATATCTCAAAGGTCTGGCCTGATGGGTATGACGAGATTGTTGCGCTGGCGGCACACAACGGACTGTTGATTATCTTTGGTAAGCACAGCATTGTTGCATATCAAGGAGCAGAAGCACCAGCAACAATGGCATTGGCAGATACTGTAGCGGGTGTTGGTTGTGTTGATAGAGACACTGTGCAATACACGGGTACAGACGTGTTGTTCTTGTCGCATACTGGACTTAAAAGCTTTGGTCGGACAATACAAGAAAAGTCTCTACCAATTAGCAGTCTGTCCGGTAACATTACCAAGGACATTATTGCTGCATTGCAGAACGAGACTGAGTTCTTTAGGTCTGTGTACAGTCCTGAAGAAGGTTTCTACCTACTAACCTTTACAGGTCAGGACGTAACGTATTGTTTTGATGTACGAGGCACGTTAGAGAATGGATCATACCGTGTGACACGTTGGCCGTCTACTAAGTTTACAGCGTATACACGTTTAGATAATGGTACGTTATATATTGGTACTGTTAACGGTATCAGTACGTACACCGGCTACAGCGATAACGGAGAAGGCTACAGATTTAAGTACTACAGTCCTAGTCTTACGTTTGGTGACAGCGCACGTATTAAGATTTTGAAGAAGCTAAAGCCTACACTGGTTGGTGCAAACAACTCAGTCGTATTTATGAAATGGGCTTATGATTTTGATACAACATACGCGACAACAGAGTTTACGGTAGGTACTCAGATTACTGGGTTTTACGGTGAAAGTGAGTATACAACAGTAGAATTTACAGGTGGTCAGCTAACAAACCAACGTAGTCTTAATACCACCGGATATGGAACAAGTGTACAGGTAGGGTTAGAGTCAGAAATAGATGGCTCACCACTGTCACTTCAGGAGATTAACGTAATGGCTTTGATAGGTAAACTACTTTAACAGGAGTAAACAATGGCTACCATTGGCACAAACGAAATTATGGGAATGCTTGGTAATGCAACTATTGGCACTCCCAACGTAGACTATTCACGATATTCATCAGAAAGCATTGACGATCTTATTAATGCTGTTGCTGGTGGTGGAGGTATTTTTCAAAATATCCTTGGAGGGCTTGGTGAGATAGGCTCTGCTATTACACCAGC